TTAAGCAAAGGCGTGGTGGGCAACCACGATGGCCTGCGTGTTGATTAGGTTGGCGGCCATCTGGGTAATTGGGATCGTCACCTGCGCCTCGATGTTGGTCCAATAGGTCAGTGCGCTTGCCTCCGCCGTAGCGGCACTGGTCGCCGAATTTGCGGCGGCAGTTTCCGATGTCAGCGCTGCGGCTGCGCTGACAGCGGCGGCGGCGGTAGTGCCGTAGAGTGACGTCATAAATCCCAAGGTCGTGGCGTCCGTGTCCACAGAGGGGTACGGCAACCCCGTAATTTTGTTGCCGGACATGTTGATCTGACCCGTCATGGTGCCGCCTGCCAACGGTAACTTGGTGGCCAAGTCAGCCGCTGTCGTTGCCGCGTACGCCGGATCGTTATTGATCGATGCTGCCAGCTCAGATAAGGTATTTAGGTTCGCCGGTGCGCCATTTACCAGAGCGGCGGCCACATCGTCCACGTATTGCTTGTGGGCAGCTTCCGTGGCAGCGGCAGGATAGGATAGCCCGGTCAGGGTGCCACCCGTGCCGGCGCTCATATCCAGCGTGCCAGTCACGGTGACATTGTTAAAACTCGACGACCCTGCGCTGGTGATGCTCCCCGACACGTTGCCGGTGAGATTTCCGGTAAACCCGGCGCTGGCAGAGACTGCGCCGCCGCTGATTATGGGGGCAGTGATCGTCGTGCCAGTAATGGCCGCGGGCGAGATGTTGCCGATGACCGCACCGTTGATCGTCCCGCCCGTAAGAGTCAGGCCTGCGATAGCGCTAGAGGCTTCCAGTGCATCGCCTGTAGCATTCACCCGAACCAACAGCCCGGCATTTCCCGGCAGCACTGGCATCTTGTCAAAGCCGGCCATCACCGCATCGAACTCGGCGCGCAGCACCGCAGAAGAGTTCGGGGCCATTGGGGCCGGTGCAGAGCCATGGTTGTAAAATGAATTCATCGCAGACCTCGCCGTGGTGTGTAGTGAAAGATCAGGCTATTCACTGTGAATTGTTTGAACAGGTTGGACACTGACGAAATATAGACCGCGATGTTTTCTGCAGCCCCTGTCAGCGCGATCTCTGCCGGATGCACATCCGACAAGTCGTAGATCGCTGTATCCCAGCTTGCATTATCAAAAAAGGATGATCGAAAATCGTTGTTGTAACCACCGTCGTTGGCCTGCCCGTATTCGGTTGAGCGGTAGCCCAGCGCGTAGCCCAGCGCAAACTCTGCGTAGGCGTCACCCGTCATTTCCAACGCCGCCTTGCGGTAGCGTTTCAATACCCGAGGGGATCCTGTGCTGTTGTAGACCAGCGTCACGTTGGCCGGAATGTCCTGTCCGTCAAAGCTGGCGCCAATGTCAAGCATGTACACAAAACCATCGGTCGAACCAAAGTACGACACTTCACCGCCAGACAGCGTCTCGCCGCTGCAACAGCAGGTCACCGGATGCGGGAAGCGTACCGGCATCGCGCCGACAAACTTGCCGTTCACCATCGTGGCATACAGCCCATCACCGTTGCTAAAGAACACTCGGTACTGCGCCTTCTCGCGGTTGATCATGCTGGCCGAGACCAGATTGCGATTCTTCTGCACAAACTTGCGCATGTTCATGGTCAGCGATCCGGACACGAAGTTGCCGAAGTTGATCGCTGTCCCGAGGCTGATCAGGCCGCGATCATCGAAAACATACGCCTGATCCAGCGTCTGACCCGAGAACGGAATAGCGCCTGTTCCGGTGTTGAACGTCGACAGCTTGAAATCCGTCGCGCTCGATCCGTACAGCACTGACGTATCGTTGCGTGTATATACACCCAATGCGCCGCTCGACTGATCGCCGGGCAGCACCAACAGCGCAGTCAGTGGGCCGCTCATGGCCAACTCCCCCGCCCCCAGCAACGCTTGGAACCGGTATGGTTCTCCAAGTGAACTGAACTGCAGGGACGAGCCAAAGCTCACAAACAGATGCTGTTTGTGAACTGCAATATGTTCTGGGGTATCCACCGGCATTCCGGTGGCAATTGGCACAAACACCGTGCCGTCAAATTCAAACGCGCGATTCACCCCGTCGCAGCCATACACGCGATAGTTCGCGGTGCCGCCTCCGAAGTTACCCACCACCATTTCATAGCGCCCGCCGGGCAGCAGTGTAATGGGCGTCGCCGGACCGGCCACGGTGGCCAGACCCGTGTTGACGGTTTCGCCTGCTTGGAAAGTGCCGGTGACGGAAGACAATATAAACCGACCGGCAGCGGTCGTTCCCCATGCGCCCGACTCGGTCGCCACGCGGGACAGGACAGCCGTCGCGCCGCTCACATCCCCCGTCAGGGTGATGCCTTCAGCGGGCGCAGTTATCCCTAGTGAAAATAATAGCTCAAAACCAAGCGAAATCAAAGTCCATCCTGCAGCCAAAGACGCATACAAATCCACCCCGGTGCCAGCCGCATTTGCACGGAAGGCGTACACCGTGTCGTTGTAATAAATCACCCCAAGCACCGCTCCGGATCCCGGCACTGCGGCAATATCCTTGCGGTATTCATCGGCCACCAGCAGCTGGTATTGCGCGTCCTGCAGGCCATCCGCTACGGTCTCATCGACCTGAGTCAGCGTGCCTTGGCTGACGCCGCCCAACAGCACATCCTCACCCCCGGCAAACAGCAGCGTCTCCCGGGTCACAATCAAGCCGTCCGCGGAAATGGCGATCACCAAGCCTGTGGCGCCCGTCACCGAACCGGTCACCGTATCGCCCACGGCTACACCGGTGATCGCGCCAATCAGATGCGAATAGTGCGGCGCGGAAGGGCTGGTATGTCCATCAAAGCGCTCGTACCCGGCGATGCGGGAATAGCCGCCATTGATCGAGCATTCAAAATTCATCGCGCGACGCGCCACACCGGGGGGAAGCGACAGCGTCGGCGTTACCTCATCGAGGCCGCCTTGCAGCATCACGACGTCATACTTGACGGGTGGCAGCTTCATGCGAGCGCTCCCGGAACCTGCATCTCCGGCAGGCGGTCCGCCGTCATGCGACGCATCAGCTTGGAAAACTCCAGCTCGCCGCGCTGATAGACTTCTGGCGCCGCTTCAAACATGCCGTAGCTCATCATGGCGCGGTAGATAATCGCCCAGTGGAATTGGGTCGGCAGCGCCGGGGTATCAGCGTTCTGCACCAGATCCGTGGGTGCGGCGTAGTAGTCGGCTGTCACGGTGTACCCGCTGTCCGGCAAGGGACCAAGGCACAGGCCTTTGGCCGGGCTGATCGCCACATGCAGCGGCCGGGTGTGGACGTTGCGGTTGGCGTTGAAGAGATAGGTGTCACGCCACTCGTCATAAGTGATCGGTGTCATGAACACTTCGGAATTGGTGCCGCTGCTGGTCACGTAATTGCGCATGGTGTCCTGATCCCAGCGGCCAAAATCGGACAGCCCAAAGTCCGCCGGCAGGTATATCCCTTGTCCGGCGACCGTGGTGACGCTGGTGCTTTTACGCAGCCAGTCCCAGTCTTGGTGGGCAGTTTGAATATCCTGCCATGCCGCGTTCACCCAGTTGATCAGCCGACCGATCTGGCCGGTTTGACCTTGCACCTGCGACGGCGTACTGCCGGACATGCCGCATTCCAAATGCGCCTGTTGAACCAGCTGGAGGAAATTCATACCCTACCCCTTTACCAAGTGCGCGCCATGAGTTTGCTCAGCCACTCATACCCGCGCGGGTTTGCATCCCGCAACACCGAAAACGGTGCGCGGCTCGAGTTGAAGCGCTGGATCGAATTGACCGGATCCTGCCCGGGCATCTCCATCACGTTGTTGGTGAATGTCTCCGTCTTGGCGCGCGCCAGCACCTCAACGTACTTACGCCGTGTCGTCACGGGCGTGCCTACCGGCAAGAAGCCCAAGCGCACCCAGCGCCCTTCCATTTCCACCTCGGCGCCGACACCATTAACCCAGCACTCCACCACCGGCGACGCATTCTTCTCTGCAGTTGGCTCAATGCGAATCGTCACCGGTTCTTCCATGAAGGCCAGATCCTCGGCGTAATTCATACCCTCCGGTGAATCCACCGGCAGGATGGTTTCCCCGCGCACGATTTCCTCACCCTCTTCGGGTAAAATAATCGGGGCGGACTGACCGAGCTGCATCTCCTCGGTACTAAATTCCTTGCGTTTGGCTGCTGCCATGTTTTCGTCCTCCAAATAAAAAACCCACCAGAAACCTTTCGGTTCCCAGTGGGTTCGGTTATCCGCCTAAATTAGGCGGGGTTCGTCAGATCGCTGTTGCGCCGACGTTGGCCACAGCCATCCAGCCGGAGTTCTCCAGCATGACAGCCTTGTACCACTTGGTGCCGGCGTAGCCGCGCTGACCCAGCGGATCGGACTTGCTCTTCTCGCCCGGCTTGATGAAAGTCGGATCGAGCGCATCCTTGCCGCGTACTGCGATCTGGCTCCATGCATCCTGCGCCGTCACGATGAGCGGATACACATCGAGGTTGGTGCCGGTTGTGGAAGTCAGACCTGTGGCGCCGATCAATGCCCCGCCATCCTGAACGGAAGGCAGATCCGGCGAGGTGATGAAGCGGAAGCGCTCCACCTTGCCGATTTCATTAGGCATTGGGGTGCCAGAAGCATAACGCTCAGCCGGGATAAACCCGACGATGTTACGCACATCCGGCTCCAGATCGGTGTGGCAGAACACGGTGAAGCCTTCGGCCACAGCCTCAGTCGCGATGTTCGGGCCAGCTTTCAACACCTTGTTCACGGGCTTGGCGTGGTTCGCCTGCAGACCGCGTGCGATTTTACGCAGCAGGTTCAGGGTCAGACCGCCGTTGACCGTGGCCACAGAGGTGCCGGTGCCGCCGTAGAACACGTTGGTGCAGGCCTTCAGTGCGCCGTAGATGATCAGCTCGTTCACGAACGCAACACGCTCGCCCACGATCGCGACCATCTCTGCCGGGATGTCATCTTCGTACAAGTCATATGTCTTGTCCGAGAAGCCATACAGACAGCTGTACTGGGCGATCACAACGGTCACGTCCTGAGCAATGATGCTCTCAGGGGTGCCGGTCACGCCTTCAGACGCGAGGTGTGCTGTCACAACAGCAGCGCCGCGGTCGCCGGTACCATTCGCCAAGAAGCGGTTGATGGTATTGGCGTTGGTCGCGGTCGCGCCATAGGGCAGATAACGACGAGCCACGTAAGTGTCGCTGTTATTAGCCGGCATGGAAACCTGACGGCCGGAACGTGCCAACACTTCAAGCGGAACTGCGCGCTTGAGGATGGCGCCTTTGAATTTACCAATCCGCGCGGACTGGGTAGACATTACATGTAAAGCCATGATGGATACTCCTTATTGGGTTAGGCGGAATTAAATCCCGCAACAAAATCGTCTTCATCCGAGGCCGGTGGGGTAAAACCGCCACCACTCTTCGGCGTTACTGCCGCCTCGATCCTTGACCTTTGTGGGCTGGGCTTGGGTGCGGCTTTAGGCTGTGCTGCCGCCTTGAATTCACCGATCACCTTGGCCGCATACGACGGACTCAGGCTGGTTGCCGCTTTTTGTTGATACGGCTCAGGTTGCCCTGACAGCCATGCCCGGAACGCCTCCGAGTCACGCACTGCTCGCCAATCGGGCTGGAGGTCATCCAGCGTCTCCTCGGCCAGCTCGCGACGCATCTCGGCTTTGACGTTTTCCTTGGCATCGCTCAACCGCTGCTGAATCAACACATCGACCTGCTCGGAATTTATCCCGCCTATGCCGGTGCCTTTCAGCTTGCCTGCGACTTTCTGCAACACCTTGAGCTGCAACGCACCGAGTTCCGGGTATTCATCGGCGAGGTCCTTCACGTCATCCTCGCTAATATCTACGCCGGCCGGGGTCTGGCTCTGGAGCTGTTGCAAATAACGCTCGATGCCGCCGATCTTGCCGAAGGCCTTGTCCTGCAAATGACCGAGCTTGCTGACCGTGTCAGCTGCCTCCATCAGTCGCCGGTACTCGTCTTCAGTGATCTGCGCGTATCGGGGTTGCTCCTCCTCCGGATCCGCTTCGGGGTTCAGTGCGATCTCGTCTGTCCCCGGCGTTTCCGTAGGGGCGTCATCCGCAAAAGCATTCTCGAAGTCTTGATCGTCTATAGGTGTTTCAACCGCTGCGTTCTCCAATATCGTCTCCACAAAGTAAAAAGCCCACACGAGGTGGGCAAGATCAGTCGGCGGTCAAATAACCGTGGACTGGCTACAGCCGAGAGGGTCGAAACCCCGACGGCTAATCAGGTGTCGGCTTGTCGATGGCCAGTAATAGGATCGCCTTGATCTCGGCGATCCGGCCACGCAACTCAGCCGTGGTGCGCTCATCGAGGTTCGCGTCGTTCTTCGCGCGCAACAACTCGAGTCGCTCCGTAAAATGTTTTTCCAGACGAACCCACAACGGATTCGCCTTGTCGTGATAGGTTAGCTCCATTACCGCTGGTAGCCTTCGCGCAGCGCCTGCTCCTCGATGGCGCGCCACTCTTGCTGTGTGCGCAAGGGCTGCGGTTTATCGTCTGGCCCGGCAAAGGGGCTGAGTCCGGCCGCCACACGCTCCGCTGCGAACTGCTCCGCCTTGCGGTAGATCGCGTCGGTTGGCTTGTCGCCGCTCAGCAGCGAAGTCACCTCTTCCTTGCTTAGGGATGGCACCAGTAGCGGGTACAGCACCTGCCGCTCTTTACCATCAATGCTGATCGTGCTATCCGCTGACAGCTCCGTAGAGACCCCGCCATCCGGGCGTTTCAGTACGCCGAACCAGCCATTCCCTTTAGGTGTGCCATCCGGTCGATTGCCGAAGTCGCTCATGCTTGAAACGCCTGTCCGTTCGGCGCGCGTCCCGGCGGCTCCACCGCTGGAGTGGCCACTTGTGGCGCGTTGTGCGTCGCGTAGGTCAGCTCCTTCTGGGTCGCCAGCTTCATGCTGTCGCGGGCCAGCTGCGACTTGATCTCTTCCAGAGAAATGTTCTTGTCGTTGGACAGCTTCATCATCTCGATCTGCAGCTCCATGTTCTTCAGTGCCATCTCATGCTGCCGCTGCAATTCGGCCTGCTGCGCCTTGAACTGCAGCTCAACCATATCGGCCTGCTGCACCAGCTGCGCCTTCTGCAGGTCGGCTTGGGTGCGAATCTGGGCCGACTGGATCTGCGCGTTGCCGCTGCCATCCGGGCTACCCTGCTGCGCTTGCAGCTTCATCTGCGTGTCTTGCAGACGGGCCTGTGCGTTGATCTGCGCCACTTGTACCTGCGGCGCCGGCGGCTGACCCTGCTGTTGCATCTGCGCCATCTCCTCGTCGCTGTATTGCAGCGTGCGCGGATCGAGGCGTTTCGCCTTGGCCATCTGCTCGAACCATTTCTTCGGATCAATCCCGAATACCGGATTGCCCACCATCTGCCCCATCTGCAGCAGGGCATAATCCTGAATCGCCCGCTCCACCAGCGCCACGGAACCATGGGTATTGATCTGGTAGTCGCCCTTCTCTTCCTCCGGGACATCCGGATCGAGCAAGAGCCACTCGTAGTACTTCTTCACCAACGGCTCAGTCACACAGTCGTCAAACGACGCCGCAATGTCGCGCAGCAACTGGTTCGCGTTGTTATCCTGCAGCTGCTGGCCGCTGAAGGTATCCGGCGTGGTCTTGCCCGATTGCCCCTGCGTGATCAGCGGAATGCTGGTTGATTCCTCCGCCAGCCGGAAGCCGTACTCAATGATCGCCATCAGCTGCTGCTGAGTGTTTGGGAACTGCACGCTGGCAAACGCTGCGCGCACATCCGTCACCACCGAGTCCGGGTTTTTCAGCCAAATCTTGTTCGGCGTCAGCGCCCAGTTGCCATCGGCCGGAGTCACCGAGCCTTGATCAATAATGATCTGCAAGCCGGCGCTGAGTCCGGCGTTGTCCGACATCGCCCGGGTGGCCCCATTCACCAACCGTTGCGGGAAGCGACACTGTTCTGCCACGCCCACCCCCGCCCACGAGCCGGCGCGACGGCGCCATGGAATCACCTGATAGGGGAAAGCGCCAGAGTCCAGCGGGTTCAGGACCGCCCGGATTACCGTGTCGTTCACGAGCGTCGCAATCACCGCCACCTTCTCGCAGTCAGCCACATCTTCTCGCTTCACGCCGCCACAGGCGATCACATCCTCGACATCGATCTCGGCATAGCCGTACCAAATCTCGAAGCTCTTTTTCGTATCTTTTTGATGCGGGCCGGGGTTCACGTTCACCTTGTTCGGCCCTTCCTTCAGGACCTGCTGCACAGCGTCGGCAATGTAGCCGGGCTGGCCGATCAGGTTGCGCAATGTCTTGGCCGAGATGTAGTCGCGCTCGAACAGGTACGCGCCCGTGTGAATGTCTTCGCCGCAGGCAGGATCGGGGAATAGATTCCACGGGTCCACCCAGCGCTCAGCCGGCACCACTTTGTCTTCAATCTGCAACGCCGTGGTCTGGGCATCCACCTTGACCATTGCCTGACTGCGACGCACATCCGGGAACGGGCCTTTCAGCACCCCGACACCAATCCGCGCAGCGTCATGAATGACCTTGCGCATCTCGCTGGCGTGCTTGGTCTCCACCATCCAGTCATAGATGCGTTGCTCGGCTTTCTGGGCGGCCTCCGTTGCCTGTTCCATTGCTGCCTTAGCGACATCCTTCTTGGCCACCGGCTGCATGGGCGCAGGCATTCCCGGTTGTGGAGGTTGGCCCGGCTGCATAAGCAGCTGACCCATGGCGCCCGTCGCGGGTGAGTCGTCTTCCAGCGCCGCGATCAGATCCGGGACCGGCGTCGGCGCAAAGCTGAACGCCTTGTCGTCGATCGGCAACAACACCTCACACAGCTTGGCGGTGCCGGCGTCAACGTAGCGGGAGGTCAGCCGCACGAAGGCGGTCGACTTGCCATTACCGGCCTTGCGATCCGAGGTCAACGGACCGTCAGAGGATAGGGGCTTGGCCCAGCGCTGGCGACCCATCTCATTCCGGTTGGCGTCATCCACGCCAAGGTAGGCCTCTTCGCACTCCATCCAGATCTGCTCGATCCCGGAGCTGGCGCGATCTTTCACGGCCTCATCGCGCAGTCCTGCCAAGGTCGCGCTCAGCGCTTGGAGTCGGGTGCCATCGTCGTGCGCAGCATGCGCGCGTCCCGCGATCTCGGCCCGCACTTCCGGCGGCAAATCCTCAAAGTCTTCCATGCGATGTCCTGTAAAAAAAGCGCCCATGGCGCCCTGTCAAAGAAAGCGGCTATCCCAACATCCCCATGCCCGCATCCGTTGGCCGGAAGCTCTGCACGCGAATCGGCGCCTGTTTGTTTACGATTGTTGGCACCGCAAACGTCAGTGCCAGCGAATCACCGCGGTCGGGTGATTTCACCCCGCGCTTCTTCGCGTCGTCCTTGCTCTCGAGCATCATCTCGCCACTACGGAAGTGATAGCGCAGCGCGGTCAGGTCTGTCTTTAGCTCTTGGTCATTCGGGATCGATGCGGTCTTCAGCCATTCCTTCATGTCCGCCCACATCCGGGCGCGCAGGTTGTAATGGATCCCGTCGCCCTGCCGAATCGCCGCGTTGACGTCCACCACAATTGGGCTACGCTTGCCGGTCGCACGATCAATCCTGTCCGGGAACCAGCCGCGCAGCATGTCTGCCACGCCAGCGCCAATCCCGATGGTGTCCACCGCGATCTGTTCCGGCATAAACCCGTAGGCCATAATCTCAGACTTGGTCCGTCCCGCTACCTGAGTAACGTCGAGCTTCTCCAACACCACCTGCTTCAGGCACACACGGCCCTTACGGAAGGTGATCACCGACTTGTCATCGCCAAATCGCGCCACATCCACACCGACCCGCAGGCCGCCCAGCGGCTGTACTTCAGCCGGACCGCGCGCTTGCGCAGCGGCGACCAGTTCGGCCGGCACGAAGGCATTGGACACCGACGACTCGTAGTTGCGGTCGATCTCCTGCGCCACCACCACCGGGTCCAGCGTCTCGCATTGCTTGCGGTACCACGCCTCGTCCTTGCGCGGATCATCGTGCCAGTCAAAGATAAACACCGGCACCTTGCCACTATGGCGACGCCGATAAAACGGGTTGCCCGCACCGTTGGGCGTGGACACATACAGCTTGCAGTTCGAGGTCTGGCTCAGCGCCGCATCCACCGCATCCGGGCGCTCAATGAACGCCGCCTCATCCACGAAGTAGAGCGACGTCCGATTACCACGACCGATGTTGTCACCCGCCTCGCCGATGATGCTCGATCCATTGGCGGGATTGATAATCCGCATCGACGGCGCATGCTCTTTTTCCTTAAACCCATCCGGGCGAAACTCTTTGGGAAGCAGGCGAATCAGCTCACGCGCTTTCCAAAACAAACTCGCCGGGTTCCCGATCTCGTCCACATACGATTCCTTGCGGGATCCAAAACCCACCACCACCCCAGTGTGAAAAGTCCACATCCATACCGCAAACGCCACCGACAGCCACGACACCCCCATGTCACGCGATTTCTCCGCCAGCCCGTCTTCGCGCTTCTGCCAGCGCTCATAGATCCAATTGATATATTCCTCCTGCTTGGGGAATAGCAGGAACGGAACAATCGACGGCAGCCCGACTTCCGGGTTGCGCGGGTCGAAGGTACAGGCCCAATCGTTGATGAACGCGACCGGGCGGGTCTTGTAATACTCCCACAGCGGCAGCACTAGCGCCGGCTCTGCACGCAGCTTGGTCAGGCGGCGCACGCGCTCCTCGAACACCGGTTGGTAATCCGGATGTCCCCAATCGAAGGTCACTTTTGCTCGACCATCCTTGTATAAGCCTCATCCGCCGACAGCGTGACATCCAGCGTCCCCGTGATCGTCTGGGTCGCGGTCAAGTCAATCTTGTCGCCATAGCGGCGTGGATTGCTCACCTTGGAGCGCCAGCGGTAATGCACCGCCAACTCCTTCGCCTTCGAGAGTTCAAAGGCGTCAGCGGCGCCACGCAGCTCAGCAATTGCCATGTCATCAAAGGCCTGCGCCGACGACTCACGGGCTGTCGCGCACGCGTGAGAGCGTTCGGGACTTGCCTCGATCCAATCAAACAGTGTGGCCAGTCCCACCCCGACCTCATCGGCAATCTCGCGATACGTTTGCCCGCTCTTGATCTTGGCGACGATAACTTCCGCCCCCAGCGCGTTGAGCTTATCCTGCGCGGGTGAGGCCTTTTTGCGCACCGCAGGCTTGGTGATTGGTTTTGCCGGTGCCGGTTTCTTGGCCGACTTGTTTACTTTGACTGCCTTGGTAGCCATGATCAGTCCGTTTCTCCGCCTTCCGATGTTTCGACGGTTTCGACTTCTGGGTCGGACTCGCGCTCCATGTTCTCGTCCATCCAACGCTGGATCAGCATTGCGTGCTGGTGGGCGTGGGAGGTTTTGTCGAAGCCGCCCTCAAACACGAAGTTGGCGGCGACCATGCCGTTGACGTCTTCGAGGTTAATGTGTGCGGTGGCCATGCTTATTCCTCGTAGCCGCCGCGCGGCATCAGCGGCTGGGCCATCTCGCCCTCTTCGTTGCCATAGCCTTCGGCCATATCCTCGTCTTCGTTTTCCTGCTCACCGCCGGCCTTGACGATGTCCAGTACTTCCTTCAGGGCTTCGCCGATGGACGGGAAGGGTTTGCCCTTACCGGCTTCGTCCTGCTCTTCTGGGGAGTCGAGCGATTCGGTGAACACCCGGTAGCTGCCGTCTGCGAGGACGTGGATCTCGATGCAATAGCCCTGCTCTTGTGCGGGTTGTTCCATGCCCTGTTCGGGTTGTGTCATGCCCTGTTCGGGCATCATGCCGGGTTGTTCCATGATGGTTTTCCTTATTCGGTGGTTGCGACGGGTTCGTCGGCGGGTTTCTGCGCTTCGGCTGCGAGAAACAGCTTCTGCATCAGGGGGAAGGCGCCAGTCGAGCTTTTGGTCTCGCCCAGCACGTTGATAATGAAACTCACCTCGTTGAGGGTGAGCGCCAAATTGACGGTTGCTGCGTCCATCGCTGTCTCCTATTTGCTAATCACTGCCCAGATTGCCAAGCCGGCAAGGCCCAGCATGCCCACAACGCCCGCGATGATCCAATTGCGTACCAGCTTCACCGTGGGCATTTCGGCTTCGATGTCACGCAGACGGGTTTCGTGATCATTGATTTCTTGAAACGCGCGAATGACGCTGGAGCGCGTTTCTTCGTGCTTAACTTCCAAGCGGGCCAAAGTTTTTAGCGATTGATCTATGGACTTGACTGAGTCAGCTACCTCTTTCACCACCCGCTCCAAACTGGTGACGCGGATGCCGAGAACTTCTGGGCTATTCTCCATCGCGTCCCCCTATGGCGTTGGCCCGGCGGGCGTCGATGTTGAGTTGGTCACAGCGCTGGATAAGCGCGCCAGTCCGGTCTTGAAGCTCTGCAAATAATGCATCCACTCTGTCTGAAAATACCCCGGCGCTTCCGTCCGGATTGGCTGTGACTGTTGGGCAGGCGGGGATGTGGACGCGCACCCGGCCAACGTCAGCACTGAGGCGATTGATAACAGCTTGGTCTTCATCGTGTTGCACTCCCGCGTTTTGCAGTTTGTGGTTGAATTCGATTAGGGCCGCCTGTTCACGTGCCAGTGCGGCCATATTGGCGTCACTGCGCCCCTTGAAATACCCGCCAAGCCCCGCCGCGATCACGCAGGCCGCGATCAATAGCAGCCGGTAAGGTAAGGGTAGCCACCCCATGTTATTTCGCGGTCAAAGGCTGCGTGGTGACAACGCGCAGCACAGCGTTCACCAGCGGCAGCGCCACACACATGGCAGCGTAAAAGTTCACCGGCAGAAGCGGCTGCAGAAATTCTGTCCGACCTTCTATGGCTGTCAGCACCGCGCAGGCGATGTTGAACATCATGGTCTTGCTGCGAATAATCTGTCCGAATGTCGGCATGTCAGTCTCCCCTGCGCCAGTTGGCGTCTTGAAAGTGCGCGGTCTCCCGCAGCTTGCCAGTCCAGCGGCCCGACCAGATCAGGCCGACCTCCTCGCCTGCCTTGCCCAACACGCTCCACAGCGGATCCTTGGCGTCCCATACGGGCTTGCCATGGTTCAATGGGCAGCAGTCAAAGGCCGAGGCCTTACCAAACTTGCGGTCCGGGTTGTGCGCCGAATCTCCCGGGCGGGCGTTGGTCACAATCTTGCCGGGCTTGCTCCGGCCTTGCGCGTACAGCGCGCCCTGCTCCTCGTTGCTGCGCAACGTGCAGTAAATCAGGACATCGGCACCACGGATATGGCACTCATGCTGGAACTTGATTGCCAGCTCTTTCATGTGCGGGGTCAGGTCATCCAGCGAGCGACTGGCCATAAAAAACTCCAAAAAAAAAGCCCGGAGTCACCCGGGCAAAGTTGTTTTTGGCAGAAATAAAAAAACCCCGGTGACAAACCGAGGTTGAATTTTGGGCGAAATCGCCCGGGCCAATTATCTCCAATCAAAAAAAGATTGTCAAATTAAAGGGAATTATATACTTGACTCCCTGATTTAAATGTGCCACAATGCAGTCACTGGTTCAACCGAACCTACTCGCACCTCGGAGAACAGGGGCCCCTCAAAGGAGATTCAAATGAGCACAGCACAAGAGTTCGACGTAGTTGTAAACGGCAATGACTATCACGTTTACGCATCAACCCACGGCAGCAACGATCACTTCACCATCACCACAAACAACGGCGCTCTTACCGTCACCGATTCCTTCGGTGAATGCAACCCACTGCGCTGTCTGTGGCAGGATTGGCGCTATCAATCGGTGTACGGCGCTGCTCGTAACGCCATGGAAATAAAGTGCATCAAGGATGCGGTCGAACGCGAGATTGAAGCGCACATGGAATTCTGCTTGCAATTGATCGAGGACGACATCGAAGCCGAAGAAAGTGAAGCGCATGAACGCGCTGAGCAGCACAAGCTGAACGAGATCAAGCGATCCGAAAATGATGCGTGGAATCGTCAAGTTCAATCCGCCGCCGCACGCCAAGATGCACAGGCTGCGCATGCTGTAGCGGAACGCCTGAGTGTGAACGGAAAAGCCGTTGTGTTTGACGGCCAATCATTCGGCTGGGAGTGCACCGAGCATGGCAATATCAAGATCGACCGCGCCTTGAATGATGCCGCCCGCAAGAGTGGGCTGCGCGGACAAGCAATCGGCGAATTGTATTCTCTAGCTCAACAAATGGTGAGTCATGGGTAAAAATCACCGTAACCGCTCTTGGCGGTCGCAATGGACACCCGAGAGGGTGTCCCGCACTGCGGTACACAAATCCGGGGTCACGGCGAGGGTCAGCCCGTCGCCGACCGACCCAGCCAAAGACCGCATCACACTTGAGAACACCGCCACGCTTGACCTTGAACGCTGGGATTTGGGCAAGCTCACCGAGCAAGCTATCAAGTTGTGGATGGAAGGGGAGTTCTAATCATGGCCGACGACAAAGTAACGATCAGCACCTATCAATTCCTCAAGCGCTTCCCACATGCAGAAGCTGCCCGCGTCTATCTTGAATGGCGGCGCTGGCCGAAAGGCGCTGTATGCCCAGCATGCGGATGCGTCGAGCGCATCCAGACGCGCAAGCTGGCCGGGTACTTCCGGTGTCTCAATTGCAAGACCGATTTCACCGTGCGCACAGGAACCATCTTCGAGCGTTCCCATGTGCCGCTCGACAAGTGGCTATATGCCATGTACTTGATGGCAACGGCTCGAAAAGGCGTTTCTTCGCTACAACTATCGAAAGAGCTTGGGGTGACGCAGAAAACAGCATGGTTCATGCTCCAGCGCCTGCGCGAAGCCTGCGGCAACGACAAACCAGACCTCATCAGGTTTAAGTCCAGACGCGGCCTGGCTGAAAAGCTCATACTGGGCAATGGCCCGTCGTTGTAATTTGTCCCGCTTCATGCTTCCTCATACTTGACGTGGAAAATATCGTCAGACAGGGAGTTATGTATATAGTTCCCAAATTAAACATGCAGCCCCCGGGCCAGCATACCCCGCAGCAGGATTTTGTAAGCCTCCAGCAACGCGGCCTCCTGATCACGCACGATGATCGTGAGGCTCAACCATTCGCGCATGACGGCGCCGCGTTGGCGGATCGGTAGATCCCAGATCAGGGTATTGGCAATCTCGCTGGCGACATTGTCTGCCTTGGCGCACTCCTCCTCGAAAGCCCCCTCAACGGACATCCCACCCGATAAAAACGGATTGGCCCGGCTGGGGTAACCCAACGCATGCCGGTCCGGATCCTGCCGCATCCACCGCGCCCAATCTTCCAAAACCCGGCGCACTCCGTTGAACTCATCATCGTCCATGCAATTTCCCTTCCTTCGCCAATTTCACCAGACTGGCAATGCGCCGGTGCTTTTTGTCACGCTCCCGTAGCTTTTGCTTGGCCTCGCGCTCCCCCCGTGCGCGCAGTTCGTCCACTACGTTGGCCGGATCCCCATAAAACCGAGACTCACGCCGCCATGTGACCGCCCCTTCCCTACACCATTCACGCACGGTCAATCTCCACGGTTAACCCTCCTTCAGGCGCCGGCTCGCCGACGCGGGCTGATAATTCAATAATCTGTTTGTCGTCATGCCACGCAATCCCGTTTAGCGCATCCAGACAGAGCTTGAAGATCGCATCAAGATCCATGCGCACCTTGCTTGCCTCGCCCGACTTCGTGGTTTTGGGATGCAGAATCATTCGGCAGCACACCGGGCCATCCAGCGGTCGCAGGCCGGATGCTTGCGCAATTAACCCGGCGGCATGCTTCCAGGCCTTACCTTCTGGCGATAACACGGTGATGCCCCGGAAATTCCTGTACGCCCGATTCAATGGGACGGGATACGCGAGGTGCAGGAAGTTGGCCTGGCCACCTGCTTCGCCTCCTTGTTGTCTCCGAATCTGAGCCTGCGCGCCACACACCCCCAACTGGTGAAGTGCACGTTGCCCGTCGTGACACGTCTTAAAACGTGGTGTTTGCATCCCCAGCAAGCCCCCGTTCGATCCAATGATTCACGCGCCCCAGCCACATCTTTTGCTCGCCCCACCGCTCTTCCCATACGCGCTTTCCTAGTGTGTGAATCCCATCCTCGCCATCGTGATGTCTGGGACATAACGGTATCGTGTGGATGTCGTCGGCCTTCTTGCCGGTCGCCCGAAACTCAATACCGGTAAGGTGATGAATCACCGCAGGAGAATTCACTCCAAGCAGATAGCGGCACGGCGCGCAGCCATGCCGGGCCAGCAGATTGAAGCGGCGCTTGGTTGCCTGCTTCATTGGCCGGACTCTTTTCTACGCAACAGATGCTTTCTCACGCGCACCGCATCCAACCCAAAGAGCAGGCATAGGTTTTCGAAGCTCGCAAAATGATTGCGCTTATCGTGAAAAATCCAATACTCAGCCTTGCGCGACTGAGCGGTTCGCTTATTTTTTCCATGATCCAGATAGTCGCCCACGGCAATGCTAAAAACAGTCGCCCACAAATTGAGCTCCGGGGTATCGTATTCAGGCTTTAACCCTTCAATCGTGACGCTGGTATTCCGCTTCATGCCGCCAACCTTTCTGGGACATGCTCAGACCAAATCACGCCGTGCTCGGCACCAAAGGCGTAGATCAATTCCACCAGATCGCTGAATTCTTTTTTACCCATCTGGCTGGTGCGCTGGCCACACACCACAAAACCGCCATCCAGCCCCGGCACCACCTTTTGGCGCTTCAATGCCGCGCTGAATACATCCTTCCACTCATCGTCGCTCAGATATTGGCCGTGCCAATTTACCTGGCGGCTGACATCCCCCAGCATCGGCCAGAGTTTTGCGTTCTGCTCCAGCGACCGGGTTGGCTCCGCAATCGTCACGATATAGCCTTCCGGCGCGGTCATGCACAGCCCTGCTGCCAGTTTGCGTGCGGTATCGTGAACGAGTCGGAAGATGCGCTTGGTCATGCCGCCAACAAATCCAGTTGGCCCAGCGGTAGGCGGATCGTCTGGCAGGTTTTGCCGGACTGCGAGCACTTGCGCTCATTACCCAATTCCACTAACCCGGCGGACAGCATGGCGTTCCGTCTGGCTGAAACGGTGCTTTTCTCCATGCCCAGCATGGCCGCCAATTCCCCGATGGTGTAGGTTATGCCGGGGCGCATGGCCGCGAGGATTTTGCTTTGCTGCGGCTGGGCGATCTGTACATTGAAGCCGCGCTCATGGAATACCGCGCGGGCGGTGTCGGCTTGTTGGATTCTCATGCGGCCACCTTGATTCTGAGTGCGTCCTTGATCGCCTGAATTCTTGCCGACATTTCTGCGTTTGGAATTTTGTACGCCAACGCCGTCCTCGCATCGCCAGCAGATTGCAGCATTGGCGCGATCTTCTCCGTGGGCAACAACCCTACCGCATGGTCTGCGCTAAGCCGCCCGAGACGCACCGCCTCGGCCAGAGCCGAATCTCTCCCGGCCTTATCGTGACCAAGCGAAGGAAACCAACTTGGCTTCACGCCATTGCGCTTGTTCTCACCCACGATGCGCGCGTAAGCCTCCTTGAACGCCATCCGCGCACCGATTTTGTCGCCGGCTTCCAGTAGCGGCCGTGCCACATGTAGCGCCTCAGCCATTTCCTGCGTGATCACCGCGCTGGCATACTCATCCATCGGAATCATCGCCCACGCCTCATCGGCACCAAGCCGGCCGTCTGGCCGCATCGCATCGATCATGGCGATAATGCTCGCAGGCTTCGGTGGAAATCGGCCCTCCTCGCATTTCAGATACCCGACAAACGCCCGCTCAACGTCGGAAAACTCATAACCGGCAAGCAGTCGCCACCATAACCCGACCGTTTCAGTGGTCGCCGTCTTGTCGTAAAGCGCAAGCGTGGCCTGCATCATTTTCAGAAACTTTGATTTTTCAGAATCACGCATGAATCACCCCCGCCTCGATTACTTGCTCCCCAAGAAACTCAGTCGCCACCTGCGCGTTATGCCGCGCAATCTGCTCGGAGCGGGTAGTCGCCTTACGCTCCGGCTTTGGCGCATAAGGCGCCTGCCACCCATTCAGGATTGCCGTGTTCAGACAATCCACCGGGTCATACCCGGCAGCGCGCAGCTTTTCCAGCTCAGCAATCAGCAACGCCTCTGCTCGATCGGTCATGGGCTTCTTCATCGCCTTGCGGTGTGCCCTGAAATCCAGAAGCGATTTCTCCGGCAGCCAATCAGGAAGGACGATCTCGCGCACGACTCTTTGTCTGTTGCCTTTATTGGTATGTTCTTTGGTTAGTTCTTTGCCCGTTGCGGATTCCGCAACCGTTTGAGTTGCGGAATCCGCAACCGTTTGGATGTTTTGATTTGCGGATTCCGCAACCGTTGCGGATTCCGCAACCGTTTTGCTTTTCGCAACCGTTTGGATTTCGGGAACGGTGATCTTGTAGCGAGTGGATTTTGACTTTCCGCCGTTACCTTCCTTGGTGAGCCAGCCAAGCTCACACAGCTCTGTTGTAGTCTTGCTGACATTGCACAGATTCATTCCTCCGCATCGCTCTGCCAGCGCCTCACGGGAAGGCCAAACGATGTCAGTGTTCTTGCTGCGGAAAGAAAGTAAAGCAATCAGGACGCGGATGTGCCATAACGTCAGGCGACGATCTGACAGAATCTCGATTGGCACTATTGAAAAGATTGTTTCGCTCATCACTTCGCCCCTTTAATTCTGTTGCAGTCATGGCAAAGCGTTTGTAGGTTGGTCGGGTCGTTAGTGCCACCTTTTGATTTCGGGATAACGTGATCTATCGTTAGCGACACTCCCGCTTTTTCTGTTGGGTATGCGTAACCACGGCTAGGGCGCTTTCTTGCGTATCCCAGTACTCCACAATGCTTGCATGCAAGTCCGTCACGCTCGAATATAAATTTCCTGAGCGAAGGCGTAACACCAGCACTATTTCTCACGATTGAGTTCCTTTTCCAGTGCTCATTGTTTGAAAGCGACTGATGCGCTGCTCGTGTAACTTGAGCACCATGTCAATACCAAGCACATCCACCATAATCAGCTCGCGCAGATACTCCTGCTCGCTGACACCCATATCAAACGCCTTGCGGCGCACACCCTCCTTGATCTCTGGAGGCAGCATGGTCTTTGCCGTCTCGGTACACTTGCCGAACGGATTGGTTCTGGTGGTCCTGCTGAGAGAGGTCATAAAGTACTCCAACCTGCGTAAAAATTGGGCATCCACGACCGTGATAGGATGGAGTTCTCACACAACCGCCGACTACGGAAGGAATGCCCATGAACGAAATAGTTACCGCGATCAAGCAGCGCAACATTTTGGAATTGCGCTATCACGGATTGACGAGACTTGTGGAACCACACGCTTACGGAATCAACCAGAAAGGCCATCGCGTGCTCCTCTGTTACCAAACATCTGGCGGCAGCCAATCAAACGAGCCGCAAGGCTGGAAACTACTACTCGAATCGGAAATTGTTTCTCTGCACCAGACGGGACAGAATTTCTCCATGCCAAGAGCCGGATACAAGAGGAACGACGCAGCGATGAAAACCATCCTTGCTCAGCTATAACCGCGCCACAATCACACTCGCCTGCCGGGTATGCGGGCTCATTATGCAAAGCGCAATTAGATAGGTGGATTTGCGGAATCATTCAGGCTCCCGTATTAAATGGTTCCAGCCATCCGACTACGCTTGCGCGCTGGCTGGTGCGGTATCTCTCCAGGAAAAGGCCAGAAAGACGGTTCATGTCAGGCGGCTTTCTTCATCACTCGCATATGCAAACGCATAAGCGCATCTCCGCTTCTCCAGCGGATGTCTTTAGTTCGGCCTTTAAGCAGATCGTTGACGCACGATTGACTCAAGAAGATTTGATCCCCAATCGCCGTTTGCGTCATGCCCGAATCCAGAAGGTCTTGAATTAGTGATTTCCAGTCCATGTGCAGATTATCGGAAAACCGCTATTCATTGTCAAGGCAAACCGTTATCGGTTTATGCGATCATGATCAAATGAATGAATATAACGAAGAATTGTTTGGCGATAGATTGCGGCTTTGTCGCAAGAATAAGGGCGTCACCCAAGCTGTCGCAGCAAAGGCTGTTGGAATGTCGCAGACAAACCTTTCTGAATTGGAGAATGGCCTATATCCAACATCATCATTCACCCCAATGCTGGCCGACTATTACGGCGTCGCCTCTTTATGGCTCGCTAATGGCAAGGGCAAAAAGGAGCTTGAGCAAATCAGCCGACTTTATAAACCGGCAGCCAACATGGATCAGAACACCATCTTTGTTGAAGTGCTGGAAAACGCCGGGTCAATGGGCGATGGTGCCGCACAACTGGATAGTGACATCATTGCTGGAACAATACCCATATCACGCGAGTGGGTTGGGAAAACCCTGCCTTCCATATCAAACCCCGGTTCACTGCGGTTTATTCATGGGCTGGGCGATAGTATGTCTCCAACGTTTCAGGATGGTGATGTACTACTGGTGGATACCGCTGTCCATGATCCAGGGATAGACGGGGTCTATGTGCTCCAGGTTAATGGTCAGCTATTTATCAAGCGCGTCTCTCGCCGGTTTGATGGTCGGCACGAGATCAGCAGCGACAACCCAAGCGTCAAGACTATTGAAGCCTTGAACGGGGATCATAGCGTCGAAGTTAAAGGCCGGGTGGTCTGGGCATGGAACGGCAAGCGATTATAAGACAGGGGGTTGCTATGGCTGTGCTATCAACAATACAAAAAAATCCACCAATATAACTAATTTATTATAAAATGCCACCCCTGCTCTATGACTTCGTAAACTCACATAGTGAAAATGAGTTCAAGGAATGGACTCAGAATTTACAGAAGACTCAACGCGCAAAGTTGAATGAGAAGCTGGACAAGCTTGAGATTTATGGTGACGAGCTTCACCCGGAGGTGCTGACTGGCACGCCAATTGCCGGTATCAGTAAATTGCGAATAAGAGGAAATGTGCAACTACGGCCGATGTTGTGCAAGGGCCCAGTAGATGTTGGGAATGAATACACTTTGCTGATGGGGGCCAAAGAAGTAGGAGGAAAGCTTGTACCTAAAGACGCCCCATCTAAAGCAGGCGCGAATAAAAACGAGGTCATAGCAAATCCACTCAAACGGAGAAGAAAGCATGAAAGGGTTGTTTAACCGACTGTTAAATGAGTTTTCGGACAAAGAATATGCCCACAGCTATATGGAAAGCCATGCAGTCAGCAGAATAGCTGCCCAGATACATGCACTCCGCAAGCAGCGCGGCTGGTCACAAGAAGATCTGGCAAAAAAGTCCGGAGTTGCTCAAGAGCGCATTTCAAAAATAGAAAGCGCGGACTTTGATTCAATCACCATGAAGACATTGCAAAAATTTTCACGCGCTTTCGATGTGAATCTGCATATTACCTTTCAACCTTTCAGCGAAGGGATGATTGATGTATCGAACTTGGCCCGCGAAAAATTAGAAGTTCAATCTCGCGCAGAAGATCTGGCCTCTGGCTTTGCCGGCTACATGCATCAAGGTGGATGGAATTCCACATTCGTTAAAAAACGATCATTTGGAGTTGAAGACTATATCTCAACCGAGTCCAAATCATATGCCGCAAGTAATGATGCCATCATAAATTCATTTGAAGTGGCGGCCTAAATGGAAGACAAGCCACATCCGGTATCTTTAGTTGCCGTTATTTTTACCAGATCATCGGTAATCGCAATCCAAGAGCACGCCAACCATGAAAACCTTGGCAAGACATGCCCTGGCGCGACGAACAAAATAAATGTGACTCGTGCGGATTTTGAAAAAGGCGAATTCGAAGTAAGCATGGGATGCATCATGAACCCAGACGGAACGCCTGATATGCCTTATTCCATCGACATGGAATGTTTCTGCTTATTAAAAGCCGACATGAGCCAACTCAAAACGCGCGAAGAAGCTTCCAAGGCAATCATGATCACTGCGCACAGCGTCTTATATGGCGCAATCAGAGAGGCTGTTTCCTGGATAACAGGACGCCAACCTTACGGGCCACTAACCCTCGGACTCTCCATCCTTCGACCACCGAGCACAGAAGAAACGCCCGCTGCCAAACAATAACGCATCACACCCACCCCGCTCCGGCGGGGTTTTTTAATGCCCGTCGATGACCCGCCCACCTTGGCGGGTTTTTATTTCTCAAAAAATATCGGTTTGCCTGTTGACAGTTTGCAACGGTTTGCCGATAATCCTCCTGCCAGCAACAAACGGCACCGGCAGGACAGCAGCAGCACGCAACGGATAGAGCAAGACCCGCGCGGCGTCAGTCTGAAGCGTGTCCACAGTGCAGCGGGATGACAACGGTGAACCCGCCCGGTACGCAAAGCGCAGCAAACCTAACAGGAGGTGTCTAAATGAGTATCTATGACCTAGCAGCACACCAGAACCGCAT